CAATTAGAAGCTTTATATATATACCTATCAATGACATATGATACTATGGATGAAGAAGAAAAAAAAGCTTGGTATTATATTATGAAAAAAATAGATAAAGAATTTCATGAGCAATATTAAATTATTATTACTAGAAGGTTGTAATAGGTGTGAAAAAATAAAAAAAGAGTTAGGAAAGAATTATATACATTACAACTACGAAATTTGTAAATCCGATAATATAATTTGTGACTCTATAGAAGATCTTATAGGATGTTCTAATTATCCCATAGTATTAAAAATGATAAATAAAACAGCAATAGAAGAGATCTTATATGTTACCGATAATTATGATGACGTAGGTAAAAATATAAGCTTTAACAATAAAGTAAAAGGAAAAGCATTCTACTCTATAGATAAATTGATAGAGTACGTAATTAATTTGTAAATTAACATAATGAAATATAAACAACTAACTATTATCAACAGGAAGATCTATTGACGAACTAAGAGCTCAATTAGAAAGAATTAGAGCTAAACTACAAGAGGTCGAAGTATTGATTAATAGTGAGTCTGAGCAATAAAAATAAAATAATAAGTTATGAAAGAATTATCCGCTGAACAGATTCAACAGAATCTAGATAGGTTCTATGAACTGATTAATAAGTATGTAACTGGAGATAGAAAAGATAAACTACTTGACTTTTATAAGTCATTAGAAGAAGTTTTGGCTTTAGCTCCTGCCTCTACTAAGTTAGATCATCATAATTGTTTTCCTGGAGGTTATGTTGATCATGTAGTAAGAGTTATTGAAGCAAGTTTAGTATTTGAAAAGGTTTGGGATAAGTTTGGCCAGAGAAAAAACTATACAACTGAAGAGTTAGTATTTTCAGCCATTAACCACGATCTTGGTAAGTTAGGAACTAAAGATCAGCCATTTTATATACCAAATGATTCTCAGTGGCATATTGAGAAACAAGGTGCTTTATATAAGTACAATTCCAATCTTACTCATATGAGAGTAGCAGATCGTAGTCTATTCTATCTTCAGCAACAAGGAATAGAGGTTACAGAAAATGAATATCTAGCTATTAAGCTTCATGATGGATTATATGAAGAAGGAAATAAACCTTACTTTATGACATATAATAAAGATACAGAACTAAAATCAAACATAGTTTATATTTTACATCAAGCCGATCTAATGGCTAGTAAAGTCGAATAATAAAAAATTATATTATGATAACAACAATCATAGCAGTATCCTTATGGATTGCTACTGTAATAGGCTGGATTATTTTCAACCTATATACAAAGAATAGAAAATTAGAACAAATGGTGGTCAATCAACAATCATTTATCGATGGAGTAAAAGGTTGTATGAAAGAGATTAATACCTGTGCAAACCAAATTGATTCTAAATTGTGGGTACAATCAGACCCAGAATTTTTGAGTCTAATGGAAAATGTTAAACAAATGCAAGGTTCTATCAATAATTTTATAGAAGAATAAGATGGTGGATATTTTAGAAAAGGATGAAGAAGTGCTTCTTACCAAGAAGGGTGAGATAAGAAAACGTAAGCCAAAGACAAAGAATAACTACTTTACTATAGAAACAGAAGAGGCTATTTTAGAGTATAGGAATACACCTAATCAAGCCAAAAGAAATAAAATCTATAATGAAAGGATTCACTATGGCTTTTACAAGCTAGTAGAGAATATTATTCACACTTTCAAATTCTACTATACAGAAGTTGAAAATATAGAGGATCTAAAGTACGAAGTAATTTCATTCCTACTACAAAAGATAGATCTGTATGATCAATCTAAAGGTAAAGCCTATTCTTATTTTGGAACAATTGCCAAAAGGTATTTGATTATATATAACCAAAAGAATTACAAGAAGCTTGTATCCAAAGCAGAAATTGGTGAACAACAAGATGATAATGCCCTTGTCAATAGTATCATAGTTAAAGAACCAGAACCAGAGCTAGATAAACTAGATATAGTCGAGCTTTTTATCAAATATGTAGATGACAATCTATTCGAACTATTTGACAAACCTGAGGATATAAAGGTCGCTGATGCTATCTTAGAGATCTTTAAGAAGAGGGAAAATATAGACATTTTCAACAAAAAGGCTGTCTTTATATATGTCAAAGAGATGACTGATACACAGTCTAATACTATCACTAAAGTGATCAAAAAGCTAAAAACAATCTACAAAACCATCCTTGACAACTATTTAGAAAATAGTGACTATTAATATTTATTCTAAAAAGTCATGGAACTTGATAAGGAAATATTCAAAGGCAAGACTGTTGCAAACCTAGTTGAAGAGGTTTATAATAAGCATAAGAACCAAGACTCCACCATAAAACAGGAGATCATGAGGCTTGCCGATATGATAGAAACTCCTGGTGATGCTATTGTTATTGTGCCTCTTTTAAAGGGATTCATGGACTCTAGCCTAAAAAATGATGAGGTATTGATGAAACTTCTTGCCCTATTCCAAAAGGCAGCTGCCGAATCTAAGAAAGGCGATGCTGAGGATTCTGGTGTCCTTACCGAAAAGGATATCGAACAGTTGTTTGCAGACGTTACGAATATTAAAGTTAAAGATACAAAACAACTACCTCAAGCGTAATGGCAGACGGCTATATTTTTGGTAATAAATTTGACTCTAAAGTAGGTAGATCAATCGGCCAGTATTTTCAAATTGGCCGAGTTAAGTCTATTGTGCTAGGACCATACAAAGGAAATACCAAAGAACGTGATCCTGACTACGGAAGTCCATTTGACATAGGAAAGATTAAATATGAACTACTTTATTCTACATTAGGCACATCTAAGTCTGGAGAAGTTTCTGAACCGGCTTGGCCTATGTTCAACTTTATGAGGCAGTACCCGGTAGTAAACGAGATAGTGTTGATCATGGCAGGCCCTACAGAAAAGTTAAATGATCGCGTATCTAATCAACAATACTTTTATTTCCCTCCTTATAGTTTATGGAATAGAGCTAATCACGGATCTTTTCCAAATATGGACGAATATGCTAAGTTTTTACAACAGTACGATAATATTGAAGGTTATTCTGGGAATGAAGTTCAAGGAGCACCTCTTCCTCTAGGTTATACTTTTCAAGAAAACCAAAAGGTTAGAAACCTCCAACCTTTTGAAGGTGATACAATTTTACAAGCTAGATTTGGACAGTCTATAAGATTTGGTTCCACCGTCCCAGCATTAAAAAGAGATAATACGTGGTCTAATTCTGGAAATAACGGAGACCCTATAACTATTATACTAAATAGCCAAAGGCAAGAAAACCCTGGACTGAAGTTCAATAACATTGTAGAAAATATAAATAAAGATGGGTCTGCTATCTATATGACTAGTACGCAAGAGATATTTTTAGAGGATGTTAATAACTTCCCTTTGAACTCTTTCAATGTTCCTATTACTCCAGTATCTCAACCAGTAGTAAGGACTCAGCCTCTACCTATTTCTAATGAAGTTTTATCACCTTCAGAACAAGATCAATCAAGTTTAGGATAATGTTTAAACCAGCTTTTCCATATAAAGGCAATCAACTCATTTTAACTTCTGAAAGAGTTACAATTCACTCTAAAACAGATGCTATCTTTTTGTTTGGTAAACAAGCAGTATCTTTGTCCTCTACTAATACAATTAACCTAGATGCTACAAATAAGATTATATTAGCAGGCCCTGTTATTGAGTTAGGAAATAAAGCTGAAACTTTAGGCCAGCCTCTTGTTTTAGGCAGGGATTTAAATCAACAATTAAGTGCTTTAGCACAAGGATTAAAAGCAGTTGCAGCAATATTAGCTCAAGTATCAGAATCAAATTTAGGAGCTTCAATGCAGTCTATAGCATCTGCCGGAGGAATATTAGATACTGCCGGAGATTTACTACTAACTGGTGTTGGAGGAGGAAATCCAGATCTATCTAAAATACTATCTAAAAATACATTTACTAGATAATGGCAGATGATATCATAAATATTAATTTAGATGAATTCATAGGTCCTACTGGAATTACAGAAGAGGAAGGAAATAAGATTAGAGAGGAAGTATCTCAATCTGATGCTCGTAGAGAAGCCACAGCTAAACAAAGATATGATTCTGGTTGGGTTAATTTTGGTAATAATAAACTCAATATTAATACTACAACTGCTAAAGGTTTAGAAAAGGCTTTAGGTGTAATAGCAAGATTTTTAATAAAAGTTCAAGGAAAAATAAATCAAATTTACTACGGTAAACTTGAAAAACCTTCACCTAATCTTATAAAAAGACTTTTAAATAGAGGATTAGTTAACCTGTTAACAGACTTAGCATCAGTAAACTTTTGTGATATATTCAATTATTCACTAAATCAAGTACCAGATGCAAAATCATTTAATCCAAATGAAAATCCAGATGAACTTACAGGATTAGAAAGAAAAAAATGGAAGCTACAAAAAACAGCTTATGACGTACAAAAATTTATAGACCGATATTATATAGATTATGCAGATAGTAGTAATTCTGAAAGTAAGGTAGGCTTATTTTTACTAATTCAAAGTATAAATGAAAGTTTATCTAGCACTATATTAAGTCCAACAGAAGGATTAAATGATCCTGCAATCAAAGAAAATTTTCCACAAGTATCATCTGCTACAAATTTTTTACAAAATTCATTAGGCTTTCTTAACAAGTATACAGACCCTAGACAAATATCTTCCGAGGATTTCCAAAAGATATTAAACTTTATTGATGGAACAAGACGTTATTCTATATTAATACAAGGTCTTAATAATCCTAAAAATGCTATCGCGTTTATAGATAGTTCTTTAAATACTAATATTCAACAATCGCTCACAGAATTATCTAGGTTAGTTATTAATCCTAATAAAGCTGTTCAATTACTAAAAGCAGTAATGAAAACTGCAAACAATATTAATAATATAGGTCAAAAAATATTAGGTTATATATCTACACTTCAATTTATAACAAGATTATGTATTACAATAGTAAGAGTATTTAATGTACTAAAGGCATTTATGATTGCTATTATTATTCCAAGTTTAACAGGAACTAAAGGTGCGGATATCAAGCTTAATGATGTATATCAAAGTACACTAAAAGAATTAGGAGAAAAGAAACTAATTAAAAGATTACAACAAATTTCCTTCATAATAAATTTGATGGCAATAGTTGTTAGTAGTTTATTAGCGGGAATAAGAAATATTATTGCTAGATTAAAATTAATATATTTAAACCTTCAAGCTTGTGTTAATGTAGATGATGGTCTTAAAGAAGAATTAAGAAACACTATAAATAATTTATCTGCCACAGCTGGAAAATTACAACAGTTTTTAGATAATTATAACGACAAAAAAGAAGACGGAACAACTCAGTTTGGTAAATATCTTATTCAAATTGTGACAGAACAAGTAGTAGATGAAGGTATTAATTTAAGAAGAAGGTACGGAATAGCTAGAGACACAAATGGATATATTGTAGCACAATCTACACCTACATTTGCATCACTCGATCTAATCATAATTAATGAAGTTAAAGCTTTACTTGTATCAAAAGGTTTAGTAACCACAGGAAATGAAGGTCTTTCTGTAGAAGATCAAGTGACTATTTTGGACGTAGCTAAAATTTTAGGAGATGATTCAATTAGTCTAGATAATATACAATTATCAACGATAGATATAACAGGTTTACAAGATCAAAATGATGAATTAGGTCTAAATGAATTTATTAATAATCTTCCTGGAGGAAAAGCTTTAAGAAGGAAAATTAGGAAAAAAATGCTTCAAAACTATCAAAAATTAGGAACTGATTTAAAATCAACAGATCCGCAAAGTAGATTCTCTTCTGGAATAATAAAACAGCAACAGTCCGAAAGAAATAAACTAGAGATTCAAGTTCTAGAAGACAAAATTGACGGCTGGAAAAAGGAAATAGCTCTTGCAGCAACTCAAGGTCCAATAGGCCTAGTTGTGGTAAGAGATAGG